ATAGGCGTTGTAGACCGCCTCGCTGGACAGCCACTCCATATCCATCGAGCCACTGATCGTCCGCATCGCGTTTTCGATCTGCTCGGCCTTGAAGCCGTTGCCGTTCAGGAACACGCGGTTCGTGTCGTAACCGAAAGCGTGCTGAATGTCAGCGCTCTTGACGTTCGCGGCAGCGGTCGCACCCGCCAGGGACACGACGCCGCTCGTCAGGGTCGGCGTCCCGCCCGTGAGCACGGTCGCCTCGCGGAAGTGGAAGACGCTCGCACCGAGGCCCGTGGTCGGCATGGCGAAGGTCGCCAGCGCGGGCACAGAGCCGTTCAGCGGGTCGCCGTTACCGGAGCCGGCCAGTTCGTTGCGAGCATCGACGTTGAGCACGAGCTGGCCAATGCCGCCAGTGGCCACGGAGATCTGCCACGAACTCAGCTTGCAGCCGACGTACGTGAAGGGCTCGACAGTCGCGTCAACGGCCGGCACGCCCTTCTGAAGGCAGAACGAGTGTCCGCCCATCGCCCCGGGCTGGTGAACCGACTTGTAGACGCCGGTCGTGCCGATCTGGGTGGGGGTGGCGAGCGTCTGGCCGAACGAGCCCACCATGTACCGCAGCCAGAAGGCGAGGTTGCGGGTCGGGAGGTTGAGGTTGACGGCGCCGTTCACGTCGTAGTTCGTCAGGACGCGCCGCTTAGTGCGGTGATAGACGCGGCCCGCGGACAGGCCCTCGCCCTGGACAACCGTCTTCTTCAGCTCCACCGTCTCCGAGGTGAACTCGAAGCTATCCACCCCGGAAGTCAGGGACGGCGCAACGCCGTAGGTGGCTTCATCCTTGACGACAAGCTGTGCGTCGAGGCCGGAACCGACTGCGATCCCCATTACTTGCTCTCCTTCTCGGAGCCCTTATCCGGCTCGGCCTGCTCGAAATGAGCGCCGTCGAACACGGCGCCATCGGGCACCTCGATCTCGTCGCCCGGGACGAAGTTCCCGAACGCCGTATGACAGCGCAGCAGCATTGGTTAGTCCTCAATCAAGGGAATCGACACGAGCCTCGACCTGAACCTCGAAGGTGAGCAATCCGACGCTCACTCCTGTCGGGTCAAAGGTGGGCGAATAGTCAAGCTGGCGGCACCACCCCAGCCGGGCGGTGTTGCTTATGGTCGGGTTATTCGCGATAGCGACCTGAAGGTCCTTGTAAAGCGCGTAAACCTCTTGGAAGCGCGAACTCTCATCGTCGTTGCCCGACGTGCTGGAAAGGGCGCACTCGATGTTGTAGTGCTCCTCGTGCTGGTATCTCGGACCTAGCTCGGCGTACATGTCTTCGGTGAAGTGAATGCCGGTGATCTGGAGCGCCTGCGGCGCGATATACGGCCCGAATACCGTACCGAATCTCACCTGGAAGCTGGCCGGGAGCGCGGCCTGCGCGATTGCAATAAACGCCGGAACCACCACGGGAGCGCTGGCAGACATGGGCTCCCCTTACGCGATAAACGGCATGTGCCGGTAAGGCTTGATCATTTCCAAGATCCGGTAAGGCACGCCGATGTTGAGGTTCTGGTTGCCCGACTCGGTATCGCGGGAGTAGATCGAGCCCGCCACCGCGTCATAGCCGAGGTTTGCGCCCGCCAGCGTGACGCCGCGAAGCTGGCTGTTCTGCCACCAGTGGGCGATCAGTTCCAGTTCGGCCAGGATGATCGAGCCAGGAATGGTTCCCTCGCCCGCCCGGTACTGGACCTGGATATTGCTCTCGCCCGCCCGGAACGGGATGAGCACGTTCCCCGCGCTGCGGCGCGAGATCTGCGCAATCTCGTAGTTGTCGATCGAGTAGGCGTACATCGAGTTCGAGGGGGCCGGGGAGTTGACCTGGACGTAATCCAGCTCGTAGTTAATCCAGCCCCAGCCCTCCTCAACGTTCTGGACGCTCAGGATCGGCCTGTGCCGCAGGAAGACCGAGCAATCCCCGCCGTCGTACTGCTCACTGAACAGCTTCGGCAGGATCTCGTCACACTCGAACTCAATGCACTCGTCAGCGGCGTTGATGAACTTCTGGATCGCCGCATCGTCGGGGCTGGAGCCAGAAGGGTTCGGGTAGCGCAGGTGCGTCTTCACGTCCTGCAAGCTGACGATGTTCGTCACGCCTTACCCTTCCTGAACGGACTGCCCGTTCTCGTCCAGCGGCATGTGGGTCAGGCCCTTGCCGACAGGCTCAGCCGGAACGATCCACGCCGGGTAGTGGTACTGCTCCTCAGCCCACTTGCGCGCCGCGTCGGCGCTTGCGAATGGGCCGCGCCGGTCGGCGCTCTGGCCGAGCTGGTTGATAACGAAGTAGTGCTTCTTGGTGACTGCGCCAGCCATGTCTGTGTGCCTCCGAATGGCCTCAGAGGGTGGAGAGGGGCGACCCCTGGTGAGGCCCGCCAAGGGCCGCCCCCACTTGGGATCAGGTGGCGTTGGTCTTGAACTGCGTGACGGCCCGCATGTCGTTCGAGCGGATGTCGTAACGCATGAAGCCCAGCCAGGCCACAGCCAGGTAGTCCGCGTAACGCTCGTTCAGCCGCATCACACCGGCCTGCCGGACGTTGCGCGCGACCATCGCGTGCTGGAGGGAACCGAAGACCGGCCCGCCCAGGGTGCTCGCGGAAGTGCTCGCACCAGGAGCGTTGTTGTCAACCCGAACCGGGTAGCCCCAGATCTCGTCAGTCGCCGCGTTGCCGCCGACAGTCACGCCCGGACGCCACAGCGGGTGGCCGAAGGTGTCGGTGATGGAACGGGCGTTCTGGAGGTCCTTGTCGCACATGACCCAGCCAGCGTCAGACGCGGACGTGCGGTACGCCGGGTCAACGATGGTGATCATGTCCAGGTAGGACTGGAACGCCGGCATCCCGGCCGCCAGCTCGGTCGTGGAGGTCCCCTGGTTGGCCAGGTTGTAGACCTTCCGCGCGGCCGGGGTCTGGAAGATCCCGCCCGTGCCGGTCGAGCCAGCACCCTTCGCGGTGATGGCCGCCGTCAGTCCGAGGGGCTGAGACGAGCCGCTGCCGCTCCACGCGACCGCGGCCTGCGCCCGGCCGATCGCCTCAGCGATGCGGTCCCGCAGGAACGAGTCCACGCTGAAAGCCGAGTCGTTGATGATCTGGATCGACGCCAGGAACGGACCCGCGACGTAGGTGTAGGCGTTCAGGGTGCCCAGGCCGAACGACACGTCCTGCGGGGTGACCTGCGTGTTCTCGGTGAGCAGGGTAGCCACCAGCGAGGTCGGGTCGGTGGTCGGCCACTGGAGCGACTGCCCACTGTCCGTGTCCACCTGGCGGAACAGCGGGTAGACGCCGCCGTACGCCTTCATGGCGATCTGGAGGTTCTGCCAGAAGCCCGGAGGCACCAGGTATCCACCCTGGGCACTCGGAGAGGTCTGCAACGGCGCAGAGTCGCCCGCAGGGCCAGTCCGCTCCTCCAGCGGCACGCCGCGAGCGTGACGCACCAGCAGGCCGCGATCCTCGGCACTCAGGCCCGTCTCGCCGTGCAGCGCCCAGCGCTCGAACGCTTCCATCTGACGCGCCTCGGCGTCCTTCTCGGCGCCGCCCTTCGCGCCACGGGTGTCCGGCTCGCCAGCGTCGGCCTCGGCCTTCGCAAGGCCCTGCTCGCGCAGGACAATCGTCAGTTCTTCGTCCAGCTCGACCAGCTTCGCATCGCGCGCCTGGTAGTCGCCGCGCTCCTCCACGGTCAGCTTCTCGCCGCGGTTCAGCTTCTCGATGATCGGAAGCTGCCCCTCACGGACAGAAGCGCGCTCCTCGCGGATTGCCCGCTCGCGCTCAGTGAGTCCCATCTTGGGAGTCCTCCACTACTAGTTGCTAGTTGTCTTATGCCTCGACGGAACCGAGTTCACGGCTGCGCTCCTCGGCCTCACGGAAGGCCACGCGCAGTGCAAAGTCGTCTTCGTCGTCAGGAGTGGAGGCTTCCGGCTCCTGGCTGCTGCGTTGCGCCTGATTGGCGTGCAGCACACTTAGGGCGCCCTTTGTGTCGGGCGGGGACTTGGCCAGCAGGGAAACGGCCTTGTCGATGGCGCCGTATTCCTTGCCGTCCGGGTCGTCGCGCACGGCTTCGATAGCCTCGCGCAAGCCTTCTGGAAGTGCTTCGCGGTCCTCGTCGGGAAGCGCGTTATACGCGGTGATAAGCCGTGCGGCCATGTCGGTGTAGTCGCTTCCCGTGATGGTGACTTCGGGGGCCTCGCGCCCTTCGTCGCATTCGTGCGCCGACCGATTCTTGGTGTCGATCTTCGATCCGCACGACGTGCAGTAGTCCCCCGAGGGCTTGGATTGCGCCATGGGCTTGCCGCAGTTCGAGCAGAACGAGCCGAACTGGTTCGTGGAGCCGCACTCACCGCAGGTCTCAAGGTCCGCGTACGTGGCCTTGGCGGCACGCGATTCGAGCAGGGCGCTCGCCTCATCGCGAGCGGAAATCGCGGTGTTGTCGTAGGCCGGGCGGGTAACCGGGGAAGCCTCGACCAGCCGGACCTCAAGCAGCTCGCGCCGGGTGCCGGTGTACTTGTCGGCCTCGCGGCCCTCGTCGTCGGTCCAACGGTCCTTGACGACGTTGAAGCCGAAGGACATGCCGCGGATCACCTTCGCCTTGACCAGCTTCCGCAGGTCGCCCGCGTAGGTCGTGTCAACGGGCGTAGCCCGCATGACGAGCCCGGCCTGGCCCTCGTACTCGCCCTCATGGATGTCGAGATTCCCGGCGCTCTTGCGCGCCAGGGGCTTTGCGAGATCGTGCTGGTAGACCAGCAACGGGTCGCCCTCATCAAGCGTCTTGGTAAAGGCTCCTGCCGCGACCTTCTCGCGGAAGCCGCCACGCTTGAGGTCACCGATGACGGTTTCACGCCCAAAGGGCGTCACGAGCCCTTCGAGCACGCCTTCGTCATCAACGCCGACGCTCTCGGCGCGAAACTCGCGATATTCCATGGATGGAGTCCTCAGAACTGGGCCGGCCACATGCTCGCCATCTGCGCCAGCACAGGATGGGAGCTAAAGGGCTTATCCTTGCCTGCGGAATCCCCCGCAGAACGAACGGTGATGCTCAGAGAGCCGGAAGTCACGCCGCCAGCGGTGTCCGTCATGGTCAGCGTGCAGGTGTACGTCTTGTTGATCCCCGCGCCCGTGGGCGTCCCGGTAATGCGAACGTGATCCGCATTGACCGACAGGCCAGGCGGTAGGGAGCCAGAGGCGACAGTGCAGGCGGTAACGGCAGTCAGCGATCCGCTCTCCGCGAGCCCCGCTTCGTAAGGGACGCCGGCAACGGCGTCAGGAAGGGCCGTAGTGCGCCAGGTAATGTCAGCCATTAGGCTTGTCCTTGTCGTCTTGCGCAGGTGACGCGGGAGGCGGGGTGCCGTCGTCAGGGCCGGAAGGGTCCTGGTCGTCGTTCATCGGGCCGATGCCCTGCGGAGGCAGAAGCTCGTCATACTCGGCGTTATCAAGCGGCTTCTTGTTCTCCGAAATGCGCGCCTCGTTGCGGCTCATCCACGGGCCGCCTACGGCGGTCATAAGTGCCTGGTAGCGCTCGGTGGTACTTCCCCGCATGAGCGAGTCGAGGTTGAACTTCGCGAACTGGCCGCGGGTTGTCACGACTTCCCGGCTGACGCGCTGCTCGATCGGGGTTGTGTGACCCGAGAGCGTGTAAGTGTTCAGTCCGAGGTTTTGCTGCTCGATCCCGGTTCCCCAGGATGTGCTCTTTTCCACGTCCCCGACAAGATGCGGCGGAACGCC